GTTACAATCACTGGTTTACCGATTAACTTAAACACTGGTGCTGCCGCTCCTGCACTAACAGCAACTCCAGCAGACGCACCAGAATCGTTAAGTGAAGTTTCAAAACGTATTCCTGAACACGAGCCATGGGCTGGACACGAAAACCTACACGGAAGTGCGTTAAAGTATACAACAGCAACAGATACATTTAAGAAAATTAGCAAATAAATACTATTATGAGCATAGAAAAATCACTGTATACTAGGACTGTAGTTCCTGAAAACAAGAAGCCTTATACACCTCCTTTAAGTAAAACTTATCGTGGTGTTAGTTCGGTCGGTAATCCTACAGGCAGCTTTGTCCTGTACGATCTTGCTCTAATCAAACAGGACATTATTAACCATTTTCACATACGTCAGGGCGAACGTCTAGAGCGTCCAGAGTTTGGTTCCATTATATGGGACTTATTATTTGATCCTTTAACAGAAGACGTTAAGGCACTGATAGTACAAAATGTAACTCAAATAATTAACTTTGATCCTAGGGTACGAGTTCAAAATATCATTGTAAGCTCTTACGAAACCGGCATACAGATAGAATGCGAGCTGACTTATTTGCCTTACAACATATCAGAAAGTCTAAGATTCCAGTTTGACAAAGACAACAGTCTACTCGCTTAATAATCTACCCACTTTATCTATACGATAAATATCTATAATGGGGATGGAATATGTCAAGTGTAGATAGACAAAACAAATTAATCGCGGCGGAAGACTGGAAAAAAGTATACCAGAGCTTTAAAAACGCCGACTTCAAGAGCTATGATTTCGACAACTTACGTCGAACAATGATCACCTATTTG